GTTGTCGATGCTCACTTATCTGAGGAGATAAACAACACTAGGTTTCTAGAGTTAATTAATGTATACATGGACGCAGAAGAAGAAGCCCCTGAGTATGGATTTGTAGGTGTAGGCTGTATAAGTTTTGCTGAATCAATGTTACAATACCATCAGGACGGAGTTGAAAGGCGTATAAGAATACCTACGTTGTATGATGAGTATTCATTTAAACAGGAGAGTAATGATGAGTAGAATAGGAAATTATGTAGTCGAGCTAGAAGAGAATAAAATCTTCTGTATTAACTGTGAACAAGAGGTTGATCTCGAACAGTTAACAGATTTAGACATATGTGAAGAGTGCTACGAACAGCAAACCATAGATAACCAATTGTTTTAAAAGGATAATGACATGAGCAGTAAACAAGATGAAAATAAAACATATAAAGTTGCAGGGGTACACATCGGAAAGAAAGGTGTTACAGTTCTGGAAGGAAACAAGAGAGTGCTAGAAGAAGCTGAACAGTCAGCTAAGTACCTCAGTGGAAAATATGCGTTAGAGAATAGTTTAGGCATTACCAATTTTGTTGCCTTCAATACTCACGCTCTAACAATGCTACCACCATACAGTATTGACATGGAAGCAGAATGGAATTATGTAGTAGAACAAGAGGGTGATGACACCCCTTCAGTGGAAATTAATAGACAAATCGGAGGAAGTATATAATGACTTTACCACTTAACATGGTTACTAATGTATTATCAGAGAACCAAAACAAGTTTATCACAGTTAAGTTCTTAACTAAGGATAACGAGGAGCGTACATATACTGGACGTATGAATGTAATTAAAGGTCTTAAGGGCAATGAGAGGGGTCGTATAGCGGCTGAAGCACTACGCAAAGCTGGTTACATCACACTCAAGACTAAGCAAGGCTACAAGTGCTTTAATGTGGATCGTGTGCTAGGTTTTGTAGCAGGTGGTCGTCGTATCTTTGGGTTAGGTAACGAGTTGTAATGCCCCTACCCCCTTCGATGGAAATGGAGCTTATGGAGCTAGGCATACTCAAGAGTGATACAGAAGAACTTGAGACTATAGCCGAGCAGACAGGCTTCTATGCACTAAGAGCCGAGACTATAGCTTGGCATAACACACTAATAGTAGATGGAGAGGTAATGTTCTAATGGCAAAGATAAAACTACATGGAGATTTCATGCTTACGAGTGACGTAGTGAAAAGACTTAATGATATTATATACGCTAAAGAACCTGTAAAGGAAGCTATAGAGTTTAAGAGAGATATTATAGTTGAAGATATAGAAAGAACACACAAATGAGTTTAAGACAAGTATTCTATTGCCCAGACTGCTTAACTAAAGGTTATAAGAATAAACTTAAAGTAACTGATACAAGAGAATACCACGGAAGAGGATTCCCTAGTATAAAACGCTATAAGAAATGTTTAATTTGCGGCTTTAAGATTAACACTATCGAAATGGAGTTGAAGAATGAGTAAAGATTATAAACCATATTATAGGACAGATAAGATGAAACAAGAAGAACTAAGAGTAGCTAAGTACATAAGTATTTTATTTTTTACTATGATAGGATTCTCGTTTATAGGATTTTCTTTCGTATTAGTTAAGGCAATGTTATATATGACTGGTCTATTCTTATGAACAACCAAGACATACTAGATATGTGTAGAAGACTAGCTAGTAAGTATTATAACCATCAGGACTATGATGATATAGTTTCTGAGGGTGTAGTGCTATGCTTAAAGATGAGAGCAGAAGGTATCACTGACCCACCTAAATTGTATTATAGCGCGCGAACAGTCATGTATGAATACGTAAATGTAAGTCTGTCTAAACTTAGCTACCCAAAAGGTAGGTTTGGTCGTGATGCGGCTGTAACAGATACTACAGTTTATGTAGAACCAGATGAGGCACAAATACCTGCTGACGATTTGTTTGGGTCGTATGAGCTAAAAGATTCTATAGAAACATTAAAGAAAGAACTAAGCGACAGAGAGTGGAAGGTATTTCTAGTTTTGTATAATAATAACAATAACATAACAGAAGCATCTAAAGCGTTAGGTATGTCTCGTATGCACTTAAATACTATGAGAAATGACATTCGTGACAAACTTGTAACAATTTGTGATATTACACTTTAACTTAAAAAGACATTATAGATAAATGCCTACTTAAGTATTAACGTAAGTTATAACTTAATAATATAATTACTAATAGAAAGAAACGTAAGTATGACTATAGTATATCAAGATATAATACACCAACCTTGTCCTTATGTGTCGTGTGGCTCTAGCAATGCGTTCTCATATAACACCAAAGGATTTGGTAAGTGTCATTCTTGTGGAAGTGGTTATCCCTCAAGACAAGAGATGCACACTTGGGCAAAAGATAAATACCCGACAAAGAAAGAAAGTGACTATATGAACGTAACAGAGTTTACACCTAAGAAAATTGAAGACAGATCAGAAGGCGATTACACCCCCCTACGTGGGATTATGTTAGGTACAATGAAAGATTATAACGTACTAACGTATGACGATAGACAAGAGTACATATACCCCTCTGGGGGAATTAAGGTACGTAAGCTAGATGAGAAGGCTTTCTATGCTAAAGATGGTTTCAAAGGTGATGAACTATTTGGTATGAACCTATACCCTGCTGGTTGTAGTAAGATGGTTACAATAACAGAAGGTGAACTAGACGCTCTATCAGCTTCACAGATGCTTAAGAGCCAGTATACTAACCCTGTTGTGTCGTTGCCTTCAGCTACACCATCTAAGAAGCTATGGGAGAACTGTAAGGACTGGTTAGGTAGCTTCGAGAAGATTATACTGTCAGTAGATAATGATGAGGCAGGTAATGCTTTAGCTGATCGTATGGCTAGATTGTTTCCTAATAAGATCTATCGTATGCAACATGGTGAATATAAAGATGCCAATGATTTTTTACAGGCAGGTAAAGGTGCAGACTTTAAGAACCTATGGTGGAAGCCAGTCAAGCATACACCAGAGAACATACTGAATACTGCTGACCAGTTCCTTAAGTTGTATGAGGATACACCAGAACACGTCTACTACCCTACAGGTATTGTAGCATTAGATGATAAGATCTTAGGTCTTATGCAAGGACACTTCACAGTATTTAAAGCACCTACAGGTATAGGTAAGACTGAGCTTATGAGATACATGGAATACAGTATGCTAAAGCAAGGTATACCTATTGCCGCATGGCACTTAGAGGAGACTAAATTAAGGTCACTACTAGGGCTTGTGTCGTATGAGGTAGGTGACAACCTGACAAGACGTGACCTGATAGAACAGAAGGAAGCTGATGGCCTTGTGCGTGAAGCTATAGGTAACTTAACTAAAGATGAGAACTTCTATCAATTCTACTTAGGCGATGGTCAAGGTACAGACGAACTAATAGATCAGATAAGATTCTTTAGTCAGGCTTGTGACTGTAAGTTTGTTTTCTTTGAACCTATACAAGACGTAGTTGTAGGTACATCAGAAGAAAGTAAAGAAGCTATGTTAGCTGACCTGTCTATCAGGCTATCCAAGTTAGCGGCAGAGTTAAACGTAGGGATTGTAACCATTGCTCACACTAATGAGAATGGCGATCCAAAGTACTGTAAGATGATAGGTCAACGTGCATCTGTTATCATAGACCTACACAGAGATAAGGAAGCTGACAATATGGAAGAACGTAACACGACTTACCTAAAAGTAGAGAAGAACCGACCTTGTTCAGAAGAAGGACAAGCAGGTAAGTTAGCATTTAACTTAGATACATTTATGTTAAGGGAGATATTATAATGGCTGAATCAAGAGAGTGGAGTAAAGAAGAAAAACAGTGGATTACAGACAACTTATCTTATGTACCTGAGACTGGTGATCTTATTTGGAAAGGGTGTGCAAGTAGTACTAATAATAAAATAAGAGCCGCAGGTAGTGTGGCAGGTACACTTAGTAATGGATACTTAAATATTGCAAATTATTCTGTTAAAGGTGATAGGCATAATTATAGAGCGCACAGAATTGTTTGGTTTCTTAACTATGGAGAAGTACCTAGTATGCTAGATCACATAAACGGAAACAGGGTAGATAACAGGATAGAAAACTTGAGGCCTACTACAAACGCACTTAACTTAAAAAATCAAAAGCCAAGGAAGGGGTCAGCTTCAAAATATAAAGGTGTTTATATAAATAATTATGGAGCATATAGAGCTATGACATCTGTAAATGGTAAACA